ACTCCTGTTAAAGATTGAAATGGTGAGATTGGAACCTGAGCCGCGTCGGAGGAGGTGACGCGGCTCAGGTAGCTGTAAGCGGTAGCTATTACACGGCGGCAGTCGAGAGAACCGCAAACGGGAAGCGGTCAGCCTCGGTCTCCTGTGAGTAGTTAATGGGGTTGGCGATCTGGTAGGCATAACGAGCCACCACACGCATGGCCACCATGTCCTGCTGCATCAGGTTGTAGGCAATCGTGCCGTCGGCGTTTTGCACCACGCCTTCGGTAAACAGCTTGAATGTGATGTCCTGGCGCACGCCGATGATGGCCGCGTTAAAGTCGCCTGCGATGAGCTGCACCGCCTCGGCAGTGGCCGGGTCAGTCCATAGCCCGCTCATGGCGTAGGCAACAGGCTGGCTTTCGACGCGCTCCACATCGCCCTGAATGTCAAGCAACCGCTGGCCGTTGGCATCACGCGCACCGCGCAAGGCTCCACGAAAACGGCGGGAAGTGACAAAGCCGTTCACATCGTAGCCGTCATCTTCAACTTCCATCATGGTGAGGTTGATGTCCTGCGCAATGCCGCCCTCAGCGGTGGTAGAAGTGCCACGCTCCACGACATTACCGGCGGCAATCGCACCGTCGGCAATGGAATCCGGCCAGGAGGCGGGCTTGCTGATGCCGAGGAAAACCGAGCCGTCCAAGCGGCGCGCCATAGCCTCAACAATGCGCGGCTTGGCCTCTGCCCACAGGTCGTATTCGGAGTCGTCTAACACGGCTTCGGGAATGGGAACAATGACGGCCATTTCTTCGGCGGTCAAAATCTTGTTGTCCCAGTTGAGTTCAGTGGTCTGCTTGAGGCCGGTGTCGCCGGTGACCCAGTAAGCCAGCGGCAAAGCCGAAAGAACCGGCTGCTTTTGCGTCTTGCTGGACATGGTGACGTTACGCAGCAAGCGCAAAGCGGCGGACTCCTCAGTCATGCCCTGAATGATCTGGCGCGACACTTCAACGGGAATCAAAGAGTCGGCGTCAGTGCGGGAAATGATGTTATCGTACGGCATGGTGTTCTCCTGTAATTAAGTTAGGCGCAGCCTTCGTTTAGGCGCGTCCGGCCTTTTGCCGGATGATGGAGTTCATATCGAAGACTCCATTGCTGCCCTGCGCGGCTCCGTCTGCGGTGGAGCCATAGAATAGCGCCGCGTGGTTGGTCTTAATCCGCTTGATTTCGGCGTCTATGCCTGTCACCTTGCCATCTACAATGTCCAAAGCGTCGCGATTGACTAATTGCGCTACTACTGCGGTGTCGCGGGCGTTGAGTTTCGCGTCCGAGACGGCATTAGTAATCGCGTTGTCAATCCGCAAAGCGCGCGCTTCGTTGCGGGCTTCGTCGCGTTCGCGCTCGGCGGCTTCTCGTGCCGCGCGTTCGCGCTCGGTTTCGCTCAGTTCAGCTTCTTTGCGCTTGGTCTCATTCTCCTCAAAGGATTTGAGCCGCTTACGCAAATTCGCCGCTTCTGAGCGCAGCTTCTTCGCTTCGTCAAGTGAGATGGTTTCGGAATCCGCCTGGGTTTCCGGTGTAGGGTCGCTGGCCGGTGCGCTGGCTGCTGATGCGTCGAGGTTGCCCGCCGGGGGCGTGGGTGTCGAATCCGCCGGGGTTTCAACACTTGGGGTTACATCTGTCATTAGTGTACTCCTTAAAAAATATAACGTCAATAGTTGTGACTACAATTAGTAACTACGTTGTTTTCATTTCAACCACCGGCACGCCCGGCAGCTTCTCCGGTATCTGCACCAGGCCGCGACCGTCGCGGTAAATGGCGACCCACTGCTGCGCGCCCGCGTTGTAATACTGCACGCACTCATAGTCACCAAACGGCCATGTTTTCATCGGTTCGCTGTTCGTCATAATCTCCTCCTGTCGCTTCGCGTCCGCGCGCCGGTATTTCGGCAAACCGCGTTCAGACATACCACAGTACTCCAAGCTATACGGCTCAAAAGTGACGTGCAATGGGTAGCCTTCGGCGGTGCGTTCGGTGCCGGTTGCGGTTGCGCGATTGAGAAATGGCGGCGCAATGTCAATCGTGCCACGCTCATCACCAAACCACATAAAGCCATCAGGCGCGGCAGTCATGGTTGCCCTGCCTTCGCTCAATGCACGTATAACTGCCGTATGATTCTCAACCGCCCATTCGCGGTAGCCCTCGCGGGTTTCAAATTCTTTCATAATCTCCTCCTACCTGTGGACAATCGCGCAGTTGCACGCCGCGCGACATTCCGCGTCACCAATCGGCAACATTTCATCAATGGGTTGCCAACCCTTAGCGGCTTCTTCGGCGCACGTTGAGCAATGCGCGACGCTACCGGCCAGTACTCTGCGCGCTTCGGCAAATCCGCGCTCTTTGTGCAACTCAAGGCGTTCGTTTTCGTATGTGCCGCGAGACGCCAACACATACCGTTGCGCCCTGCCAAGTATTTGCCGCTCACTCACTTTGCCTGCCGCCACGTCCTGAGCAAAGCCGCGTAAATACGGGTAGTGAAAGCGTAGGGTTTCTTCTACGCGCCGCCAGTTCGCCGGAGCCATCTGCTGCCAGCCGCCACGCGCCAGAGCTGCATTAGCGCAATGTAAACGCTTGAGCGCGGCTTGCATTTCGCTTTCCCATTCGCGCACGTTGGTTAAACCATTCACAAGCCGCTCGGTTATGCGCCCCACGTCGGCGCTTGCCTGCTGCACAGCGAGTTCTGCCGCCGCGCGCATAATGTCGCGCTTGAGTGTGCGACCTTGCCATGCAAACGCGAGTTTTGCGCCGATCCATTGAAAGACGTTGGGAGTACTTAGCATTAGCCTTCTGCTTCCCACAGCCGCCGCAACCACGCCGCGCCCAATGTCTCGCCCGCCACCTTAATCTTGCCGCTCAGTGACGCAACCCACGACTTCGCGGCCACTATGTCGGCGTCCGTGACTTTAGCAAGTGCCGCGTTGTCGGCTTCGGTTAAGGAGGGTAGTTTCTCACTCATTCTGTCACCGCTCCAAACGCCGGAATCGCGCCCATGTCATTCTGCGCTTTGGCTTCTTCTAAGTCCTGCTCGCTATACCCTCTGTCCTTCAAAACTTTTTCAGCACTCCCGCCAGCACTTAACTCAGCTTGCGCGGCCTGCCAGCTTTCGAGTTCGCTGAGGCGCGGCGTCGGGTCAGTCCATTTAATCTCAATCTCCACGTCTTTAATGCCTTTGATTTCAAGACAGAACCGCATAATGTCTTCCCACGTATTGCCGAATGACTCCATGCGGTTTTTGGTTTTTTCAGTCAGGCGAGAGGATGCGGTTTTGAGAGATTCGCCGGACGGCCAGCCGCCGGTGTCCATGTTCAGGTAGTGAGGCGGCACGCCGCTAATGCGCGCTATTGCCATGCGGTGGTTGTTCTGTTCAATCACATAATCAGCCAGGCTGCCCTGCGCGAACTGCCCGAATGAACCCTCTTTATTTTCGTTAATCCAAATGTTATTCGGGCCGGAAATGAACGGGTTAATCGGCGCGCCAGTTTCGGGGTCTTTGAGAATGTCATAGCCAATCGCGTATTTCTGCGGGTAGGCGATGAACTCACCAGTGACAGAGGTGTTGACTAAGGCGCGATTCAATGAGTCCTGAGGCGGGCGCAATGCTTCGATTTCCGAGAGTCCGGTGTCACCTGCCGCCGCGCCGTTGACGAAGCGGAAAATAGGAACCTTCTCGTATGGGTTGGCCGTTTCGGGCTTCACCTTGTCGTCATCGTAGAGGTCAAAACTATTAGCGTTTAATTGCGTACCTTCTGTTATTTTCTTGCGCGTGCGTAGGCGGATGATTCTGTCTAAGGTATAAATGGTGAGCCGGGTATAGCCGTCTTCTACCCACGTCTTAGCGCCCTGAATGATGTAGCCGAGTTTCTCAGGGTCATACTTCACCACGACGTTTAGCGGCTTGTTCGGGTAAATCACCGGCTCGCTGCTGACTTCATCTTCCGGCCACACCACGACGAACGACTCGCTGTAAATCAGGTTGCTCTTGTGAATCTGCCCCGCCCATTCCTGCATCCGGTTGCGCCGCCAGATTTCTTGGGTCTGCGCGCCGATGGTATCACTGTCCTTATTCGCGCCGTCAAAGCCTTCAATCTTCAACAGGTCGGCCTGCACGTCCACACACACGCCGCAGAGGTTTTCGCTTGGCGGCTCAATGTCAGCGCCGAAGGTTTTGCGCCACCGCTCCATGTTGATGTTCAGCGGCTGCCTGCCCCGGTAGTACCTGCCCCACAGCGCATAGGACGCCAGCACGCCGTTGCCGTCGCCATCGGCGCGATTGAACTCATCCAACGCCCATTTTACCAGTGCCTTTATTTCGTCGTTCAGTGCCATAATTAGCCCGTAAATGTATAACCTTGCCCCCGATTGCCGGTCAGTTCTTCAAATGCATCTGCCAGCGGGTCTACCTGGTCGTCATGCTTGCCCTGCGGGAACTGTCGCAATTCTTCAATAAAGTCCCGGTTCCAATCGCCCTTGAGTAACTTCACATTGCCCGCGTTGACCTGCGAAGAAACCGGATCGGCGCGTGTTTCTTTGTCACCACTAACAGCTGCGGTCTTGACCGGGAATCCAGCCAGTAAGCGCACGAACGCAGCGGCTTGACTTTTACCCGCCGCGCCGGGGTCTTGTGGCAAACGCTGCCGGACGGTCTGCCCGTCGAGTATTGCGGTTTGCTTTATAATCCTGTCGCGCTCATCGGTTGCCCATTGGCCGCGCACCACGTCGGCTACAAAATAGTTGCCGCGCCCGTCGCTGCCGAGTTTGACGCCACAGGTATAATCGCCGCCGCCTGCCGTCGCGCCAATGTCCCACGCCCTTGCAAAGCGCAGGTTGGCCGGCAGCGTGTCTATGATTTCAAGCTGCGAGACTTTGAAGAAACTGCCCTCGCGCGGCGTTGGGTTCTGCTGGAAAAGCGCCTGGAATGAGCGTTCGCCCTCATTCTGCGACATGACGTTGCGGATGCGCTGCAAGGCCGTTGTGTCGTAACGCTCCGGCCACAAAGCCTCACCTGGCGCGCGTTCTAACGGGTCATTTTCTTCGGCTAAGGCGGGTAGTTTAATAACCGTCCACCGTCCCGGCTCAGAGGCCACAGCACGCGCCGAAATGTCGTCATGGTGCCACAGAGTACTGAAAATAATAATCGCGCCGCCCGGCTCTAAACGGGTATAAAGGTCGTCGGTATACCAATCCCACGCTTTCTCGCGAAACGTCTCGCTGTCGGCGTCCTCGCGGCGTCGGATCGGGTCGTCTATGATGATGCGCTTGAAGCCGGTGCCGGTCGGTGGCGAGCCAACGCCGCGCGACATGAGTACTCCGCCTTGCATCGTCGCCCATTCGTCGCTGCTGGCTTTTTCAGGGTCTAAGGCAATCGCACCGCGCTCCCTCGCAATACCGCGCGCTTTGCGCCCCAGTCGCCGCGCAAAGCGTTCGTTGTAGCCGGTGATGAGTACATTCTCAGACGGGTCGCGCTCCATGCAGTAAGGCGCATAACGCACCGTGCCGCTCTCGGTCTTAGAGTGGCGCGGCGGCATATGAATGGCGAGACGGTCAATCTCCCCATTCTCTACCCTGTCCAAGTAATGCGCAATCATTCTGATGTGTGGCGCGTCCATATTCCAGCCGCGCGGTTTAGTTGCTTCTAAGTACTCCTGGTAGCTACTCAACCGGTTCGCTGTCGCTGCTGACTTCGGCGGCTTCGAGAATGCGTATTGTTTTGTCTGCGAGCACGCCGTGAAGAACCGCGAGTTCGGACGCGGCTTGACGGCTGAGCCACGCTTCTTTTCTAAAGAACTCGGATTGTGCTTTAAGTGTAACGAGATTGCACTCAACGTATTCTCCTAATAGTTCGCCAATACGGTCTCTTTTTTTGTTACGAACTTCTACGAACTCAGGCATTTTTAGCCACTCGCGAATTGTCGTTTCGGGTAGCTTGTACACCTTCGCCACTTCCGCGACACCTTGCCCTGTCAATAGCGCCGCCATAGCCTGAGCTTTCGTCTCGTCACTGTGTGCCTTGCCTCGTGCCATTATTCTTCGACTTCCACCGTAATCTTGAGCCGCATATTATTCAGGTCAACTAATGCTTTCGCCTGCTCTTTGTCCTGTTCGGTTCCGGCAAACGTCACAAAATAACCGTCGCCGCCAAAGCGCAAGGCGGCTGCGGTCTGATGAATGATTACCGAGAGTACTATAGGTTCTTTCATATTCTCACCACCATACCACTGACGCCCCAGTCCGGCTCGCTGCCGTCGCTCAATACCGGCTCAATGCTCCACGTCGCGTTCTCGCTACCCATCGTCTCTATGTCCTCACTGCTAATGTCCAGCGTCACGAGAATACCGTCAGTGGTGTTAGCCCATGTTACCGCGTCGCCGCTGTCGCCTGTGCCTTCGAGTTCTAACCTGTCGCCATTCTCGACTCTGAAATACAGCGTTGCGATGTCGGCGCGCTTGGCTAATACCGCCGCGCCGTCTACCGGCACCGTGATGGCGCTACCGGCGGCGCGCGTATAGTCCTTGCCGGTCTTGAGTACGATGTCGCCCTGCTCGGTTATGGCCTGCTGCACGACGCTGAACTCTATACCCGCGATGCGGTCGGTCTGCGCCTGTATCGCGTCCAGCTGCGTCTCAATGCCGGACAGGTCAGTCTCGGCGGGCAGGTCGCTCACTGCTGCGAGGTCGCGGTCAAGCTTGGCGGCGCGGGCTTCGCTCAGCCGGGCTTCGAGCGTCGCCAGTAACGCGCCAATCGCGTCCAGGTCAGCACTGTCGGCGTCCATCGCGGCCACGACCTGGGCGGCCGTCAGAGTACTCAGGCCGGTTTGAATCTCAGTCACCGCGTCAGCAGCCAGCGCCGAGGCATTGACGCTATTGGCGGCTAAGGTCTTGGCGGCGCTCACGTTTTCATCCAATCGCCCCTGCTCGGTAATCACCTGCTGCCCTAAAATCACCACGTTGGCGGTGCTACTTTTGCCGGAGAGCGTCACGCTATTGGCGTTCATTTCGGCGGCAGTCAGTGAGAGCGAATACTCGCCCGGCGCATTGGTCGCGTCCACTTCGGCCGGCGCATTGGTGGGCGCGGCTGCCACACCGTCACGGATTAAGCGCAGGGTATGATTGGCGCTGTCGCCGGTCACAGGCAGGCCAGTCGAAGCGTTCCAGGCGCGATACACAAGAATTAAAGCGACGTTCTTTAAGGCCATAGTTTAAATTGCTCCTGCGCTCTGACGGCTCAATAGGTAGGCACGCATGAAAGCCGACGTGGAATAGAACACGCGGCGCGGCTCAGGGCGATAGAGCGCCCACGGGTCAGAGTAGAGGCGGCTGATTTGGTTTTGGGTGAGGGCGCGGTTGCAAAACATCGCGCCCTGAACATCGCCCAACCATCCGAAGCCACTTGTACCAATCCGTCCCACTCCCAGCGTGGTACAATTTTGCTGAGCCGACGTGCCGGGATAGGTGCCTCGCAAAACTCCATTCACGTATAAATCATGCCGACCGGGATAAGTCACACCGCACAAAAAATAACTCGTGCCGGCGACAGCGGGCGGGCCGTTTGCAACTGCTGATGAAATCGAGAATATCAGATTGCCGCTCAGCACGCCCATCCAGAAGTTGCCGCCGTCAAAAGTGCCAATTGCGCCCATCGTTGTAATCGTGGATAGTGTTACCCACGCGCCGACTGTGGACGCAGACGTAAGCGTAAACGACCCGCTTAGCGTCAGGCCATGTGCGGCGTCAGTCTGAGTGCGCTGCGGCCCATAAGAGCCATTACTCCACGCGCCGCCGGTCACTGTCATAGCCCTGTTACTCACCACGTCACGCGGATTGCCGCCCCGCTCCGTCAGCGGCAGCGCGAACACGACGCCCAACTCCCGCGCAAGCCTGCGGTTGAGAATCGGCACTAATGGCTTGGGATGGTAAACAGGCATATTAACCTATTGCAGTGACTTTATGGCCAAACGCTTCTACTGTTACAGCTTGCCCGACGTTGCCGGAGAAGCGAGTGCGGAAAAACAAGGTTGTATCTGGCAGCGGAACTTTAGGCCAAATGGAAGTCTCGCTGTTGGTCGTGACAGCAGTCACGCGATAATATTCAGTCGCATTGGCACCAGAGCCATCGTCAGCGGTTTCGATGATGAACGAACAGGCCGTAGACGGCCCAGTCGCGCCGTTTGCTATCTTGCCAGTCACGTCTATTGCAATCGCAGTAGAAACATCAATCCACGCGCTATCAGTAGAAGCGGCACCGGCGGCGCGACTGGTACTTGCCTGTATTGCAATAGGTGCTTTTGTGTAAGTTGCCATAGTTATTCACTCTCCCGCGCACTCTGCACGTCCCATGCGTCCACCAGTCGCCCCAGCCACAGCGTCGGTGCCGGAACCGTCGCAGAGTACTTAGGGTCGGGTTCGGTTGCCGTGATGTGCGCGATGCACATACCCGCTTCCACTTGCGAGATGTTGCCGGTCAGGTACAGCGCCTGCACCCATGACACACACGATTCGTGGTCTTGCGCGTCAAAGCTGCGATACACCAAATCAAGATTCGGGTAGTTCAGTACCTTGACCTGATTCTCAGTGGAGAGCAGCGAGAGTACTCCCATTTTCGTCAAGCGGCGCGGTACGTCCTGTTGCGGCTCAGGATTCGGCTCCGTCTCGCTATTGAGCGATTCGGCGATGTCGGCATCAGTTGCGCTCCAATCGCTCACACGCTGCCGGATGGCCTGTATTGCTTCACTTGAAGGATTCATAATCTACTCACTTACAAATATCGGTTGACGCCATAGCCAGTAATAACCTTCCGGCAAAAACCAGTGGCCCTTAAAGTAACATTCTGTTATACTAACTACTAACAGAGGTGATATATGTCTATTTTTAACTGCGATAAATGCAGGAGCAAATTTGTCCCACTGACTGACACAGAAAGCATTTGCAGTGGGTGTGGAGCCACAACTAAAGCCAAGATGATTACAAAAAGCTGCCCTGTCTGCTCTCTTGTTTTTAGGATAAGCCCATTTCATGCCAAGAAGGATATTTGTTGCTCTAAGGAATGCTCTAAGAAGGCTTGGCAGAGCGGGCTTGTTGAACGCTTTTGGAATCATGTGGATAAAAGCGGTGAGTGCTGGGAGTGGACATCTGCGACTAATAGTTACGGATATGGCCGTTTTATGGCTAATCAAAAAGGCGTTAAGGCTCATCGCTTTTCTTATGAATTGGCTAATGGGCCTATTCCTGATGGCTTGTTTGTTTGTCATAAATGCGACAATCCAAAGTGCGTTCGCCCTGACCATCTTTTTCTTGGAACAAACCAAGACAATGTTACCGATATGGTTCGCAAAGGACGGCACGTTCCTAATGCAGCCGGAATAAATGTTCCTCGCGGTAACAATCACCATTGGGCAATACTCACGGAAGAACAAGTTCACGAAATTCGCAAACGCTACGCAAACGAGCGTATATCTTACCGTGAACTTGGGGAAATTTACGGTGTGAGTGGAGCTGCAATTGGAGAAATTATACGCCGCGCAAATTGGAGTCATGTTGATTAATCTTTAACAAAAATGGGCTGCCTCCAAGGCCACCAGTAACTCTCGTCCAAAAACCAGTGACCAGCCAGCAGGATTGTAAAAATCAGAATCACCAGCGTCAGCCACGGATGATGGCGCGCCGCCAAACTCACCCGGTGCGAGATGGTATTGTTGGGCCGCCCGTCCCTGCATAGCCAAACATCGTAGGCGGCGATGATGGCGATGATGGCGAAAATAAAATAATCGGTTGCTATCATGGCTACAATTTACCCGTCAGCAGCGCCGCCGCCGCCACAATCGCGCCCGAAAGAAAACCCCACGCCCCGGCCTGAAATTGCAAGACCGCAATTTTGGAATCCAACTGCGCGACTTCCTTAGTGAGCGTTTTCATGTCCTCGCTCAATCGCTCCAAGTCTTTGAGTACGGCAATCTGATAGTCACCCCAGCGGTGCTCGGTTTCAGACATTGCACGCTCCGTATGGTTGATTTTCACCAGCGGCTAATTCGTTGCGCGCCACCACGTTTTTGAGCAGGCGGCGGCTTTCTATCGCCTGGCATAAAACGCCCGGTAGCTCATGCGTATCGAACAGCGGCTTACTGATGAAGTCCTGCGCCCCTGTATTCATGGCTTGCGGCGCGGTTGTGTCTTCATCCATTCCCGTCATAACCACAATGGCGGCGTCGCCGGCCACACGGTGCACCCGCTCCAGTGTGTCCAGCCCATTACTGTCACCTAAGCACAAGTCCAGCATAATGACATCTATTTTATGCTCTGCCAGATGCACCAGCGTCTCCGTCAGCGACGCCGCGCACTCGACCTGCCAGTTGCTTTTTGCCGCCTTGAGTGCCGCCGTCACAATCACGCAAATATCAGGGTTGTCGTCTACGACCAGCACCCGGCAAGGACACGGCGGTTGCGCGGCCACGTCGCGGTTGCGGCGGCGCTGCACGTCATCCGATGACGGCACACCGGACTGCATCACCGTCCATAGCAATGGGAAAATACCAGGGTTCATAATCATTCCTCGCCCGGCATACTTACGGCTCTTTGGTTGCCAATCGCGTCCAATCGGCTCATCAGTTCGTCGCGGCTCCTGTCCGGCCTCACAATCTGCCGCTCACACACCGCACATTCAAAAGCCTGCATACTCACACCCTGCACGCGCTTATTAAATACGTAGTCAGCAGCGACGTTGCAGGCAGGGCAGGGCGGCGGCTCGTTCATGGTTACGTTAACCCAGCCAGAACGCCGGGAATCCCTGCAAAGTCCAGACAATAATAGCAAATGCCAGCGCCGCCCCTAAGCAGCCACAGCCACAGCCTGTATATTCTCCGAACTCACTCATAATCCCCTCACTTGCCACATGGTTACGTTTTGCCTGTTTTCTATCCACGTTCTTTTGACATGCACAGAAAACCGCTATTTTCTGTGCATGTCACTTACGCACAATCGCCACAGTCCCGTCTTTCCATGTGCCGCGCACCGTCGCCACGCCCAACGCGTTGCACGTCGCCTGCACCGGCGCATAACCCACGCCGCCGACAATCAGCAGCGGCAGTCGCGTCGGTTTGAGTTTGCCGTCTGCGGTATGGGCGAGAATAATTTCAGGCTTGGCCGGAGTACTCTCAGGCTTGTCAGGAGTACTCTCGGCGGCTTTCGGTTCGGGCAACCTCACTACAACTTGGAAGTCGCCAAAGTCATTTATCCAACGAAAACCGCGCGCGTCCTTTTTACCGTGAACGCTACTGTTTTCTGCTATCTGGCCACCCAGGTCTATACCAACGTGCCCGAACCCGCCGCTGCCCGTTGTCTTGTAAAGAATATCGCCTACTTCTAACTGCTGGCCGGTATAACGAAAACCATACGGAGAATTGAGCCACGCCAAAGCCGACTTCTTGGCACTCGCCTTGTGGTAGGCGTCAAACTTGGAGCCATACACCTTTTGAATGACTTGGCGCACCCACTTTTGACAGTAGCCGTCGCCTTTCTCAAATCCCGGCGCGGTTACGGCTTTCTTCGCGGCGTCTGCAAGCGTTTTATTCATGGTTATGCACTCGGCGCGGCAATTTCTTCTTCTTCGCCCGGTGTGAACTCAGAGTACTCAGACGGCAAAAACGCCGGTTGCTCGCTGGAGACCGGCGGAGTACTCACAGTGTCCATATTCACCACACCCGCCTGAATCGAATCGGGCAACTCTGCCGGCGTCTGCATTTTTATTTTCGCGTCGGTGAGCTTCAGGCTGCGCTGCACTAAACCAATCGCGCCGCCTGCCGAACTGATGAACGAGCCGCCAATGATGCCGCCTGCAATCATTTGCTTTAACTGCTCAGTGCTTTCACCCGGCGGCAAAATGGTATCGCACAGCCAGTAAGCAGCGATCACGATGAACACGCCAAGTATCGGCGAGGCCAGCGCCATTTTGAATATGGACGACGCCCACTGCGATGCCGGTGGAGTGTGAAGGTCTTCGGTTGTTTTCGGTTGTAAGTTCATGGAGTACTCCGAACCGTCGCCACGAACGCAATCACGACCGCAACGGCGATGAATAAAATCACAATAGCACCGGCTTTGTCGAACTTTCGTTTGTTCATAGTGTTAAGTTCAGAAAATCGGCAATCTTACGAAACGACTTCTCAAGCTCTGCCGCGTTGTTTGGCTCGACCTCCCATGCATCGGGCATGCTCACCTTGTCGGATACAACCGCGCACACATCACCGTCGTTGAAAAACTCAATATCCCCGCTACCAGAGACGTTGTGCCAGCCTAACCCAATCCCATTTTCTGCCGATGGCAAAATGTATGGTTCAGGCAAACCCATTCGCGCAATAATACCTAAAGCGTCGTCTGCCATCGTCGCCGCTACTTGGTTTGGCGGTTCTGCGCCGTAGCTATTCCAATCCGGCTTTAGCTCAAGCAACGCTTTTATCTTCTCGTTCATGGCCTTTCTAAAACTGCGGGAATCAATCAGAAGTTTGATTAATGCTGATGTTGATGAAATCGTTTGCCCAACCGTCGCGCGGTTCGTGATTAGGGTTGACGTGGCCGTTCATTCGGACAGAGTAGCCATGTTCCCGCACGCTACCCATTCCGGTGCTACCATCCGAGATTAGTACCGTCAGTGCCGCCAGCTTTGCGGCATTAGACGCGGCCAAACGCTCAGTCAGACAATCTTCGTTGCCTGAAACCTCAGCCGTTTGTATTTGATGAACAATGTCAACCGGCTCTGTGCCCTTCTTAATTTCGCATTCTGCTGACCAACTCATATTTCACCTCATAGAAACTGCGGGAAGCGGCGTGTCTCACGACATGGCCTGTCCCGCCACCACGCAACCATTTCTCCCGAACGATGCGCGGCTACCGCTTACGACGCGGCCCAACATCCAACATTTGATTTTGCCACCGCTGTTTAGTATGCACGGCTGTATATGGTTTGTGGCACGTTTGCAAGCTATTTTTAACGTATTTCAATAAGAGTGCAATAACAGTTCAAACTATTTTTGGTTTCGCGTCTTGCAGGTAATAAATCCGGCCAAAGTCTGCGCTTGCGACGG